CACAGACATATGAGCTGGCCCAAACCCACCCTTACCAAGGTGGCGCTGGGAGTTGCTGCTTCAGGTGTTGTAACCACTGTTGGGGTCTATGCCGTTCGAACCTATGCACGCACTGCGCTCAGTTGGGTGTTGTCATATACAGCGGTGAATGAGGAATATCGTGAAGTGTTTCGTACTTTGGTTGACCCACAGGTCACCCCGGCACGCGAACACAGTCACCCCATTGCGGCGGCTACCCGCCGCAAAGGTGAAATTTTGATGGAATCATTCTCCGCCATGACGAAACTCACTGATTTCCATGTTCAGTACGCACACAGAAACCAGAAAGCCGGACAACAAGGCTCTCTGGAGTGGTACTGGGCTAAGGATGTTAGTGCGACCCCATCGTTGTACGATCCAGCACCAGACTCGGTAATATGCATCACTGATGTGGATTACTATATAGATATGCCCAAGTTCCTTGCAAGCAAGTGTGGTTATCGCCCAGTGCTTATTAGCACGGTGGTTCCTGACTCTGCTGGCAAAGCGACTCCAGAACATACTTATTGGTTTAATGAGGACCAGAGCCTGAGCTACTTCGTGCACGGTGGGGCGGACTACCGCGGGATGATTTGGGACTATAATACAGATAGTCTCCTTGTCACCCAGTGGTGGCCGACATGGGAATGTTGGTTGCCCACGACCATCGTCTATCTCGTCGAGCGTCGCCAGCTCGACCCGGATCACCAGCTAATTCTTCTTGCTCCTAAGTTGAGGGCGAGGGGTGTCTTCGCATGGCTAGCAGCTGTGCTTCTTGAAGGAACGCCCCTTAGATACCTTCGACCAGTCAAGTCAGGCTGGACCCGGCTTCGTGTGATGGATGGCCGTGGCAATTACATATCTACCGCGCGAGCTGGTTGCGATTTGGCATGCAACGTTGAATCTACTACGGATGCTGCTATCGCCACTCTCGCGCGCACGATAAAGGGTCGCCTTGATTTGGGGCAGGTACTTAGTTACATGGGAGATCGCATCTCACCTGACAGGAGTCAGGAAGAGAAGAGGAAAGCTCTTGTCCTGTGTGACTATTACCTCGAGAACCATACGCAGCGTGAAGCCGTCATCCACAAGATGGAGGAGTCAACGCGTAGATACCAGGTTCTCCAGCGCCGTCCCGATGATAGTGCGAAGCCTGGGATGATTCCGATTGCTTCTCCTCTCATTCATGAGGGGTGGGCACCGGACATTTGCCTGGAAAACGAAGAGTCTGCCATAGATGGTAGGATCGTTGAGACACGTAATGACTGTAAACCGCCGGACCGTTATTATCGCTATGCCCGTGAGTTTGTGAACTCCGTGCTTGGCGAGGAGGCGGGCACTTTGGTGCCAGTTAGTGAAGACTATGTTAGGGCCGCACAGGATCGACCATCGCAGAGGGCGAATCTCGACCGTGCAGGATGGACTGCGAACCCCACCCATGTCGTCAAGTCATTTTTGAAGCGTGAAGCCTAT